AATTCTTGTTTTGAATTGGGTGCAGCATTAAGCGATGAACTGATTGCTAATACGGTCGAAGAACTCCGACCCACCTTTTTCGTTCTGCCTGATGTGTTGATGGATAATAAGGCAACATTGCAGAAGATTGAAACTTTCATTAATAAGTATCCGGAGTTGATACCACAGGCTATGGCTGTTATTCAAGGCGAAACTATGGAAGAAATGTTATCTTCTTATCGCTCAGTTTCAGCAATTCCGAATCTTGGTATGATTGGCATTCCTTTCCATTTTAAATGGATGGTTGGAAGAAGTCCTCAAGACCAAGCTAATGAGAGAGTCAATCTGTTGGATAAATTGGAGGAATCAGGTACTATTAATTTATCGATACGCCACCATCTTCTTGGTACTTGGCATGTTTCTGAATTTTATAATTTAGAATATCGGCCGTATATTGTATCTATTGATACCTCAAATCCTATTGCTGCCGCATTAGAGGGTATTAAATATAATGAGATAGGGACACCCAAATATGTAAAACCTGGTATTAAATTTGATGACTATGCTGATATGCCTCTCGAAGATATCACCCCGCTCCAGTTTAGACTGATGTTCTATAATGCAGCCAGGTTGAATAAAATTTTTATAGGAGAAAACACATGAACTTAAAAGAAGCGATGGATGTATTGCCCGATACAGATAAGAAAGTGTTGGTTGTTTTATCGGGCGGCCTTGATTCTAGCATCATGACAATATTGCTTTCTAGTAAGTATGGTCATGATAATGTTGTCGCTTTATCATATGACTATGGTCAGAAGCAAAGGCGTGAATTGGAGATGGCTGCAGAGCTATGTGGTAAATTGGAAATCTCACATAAGATATTGGACCTTAAAATTCTTGGTGAAATTGCAGAGCCGATTTGCGCAAATATCAAGGGCTCAACAGTTGAGATGCCAACAATTCAAGATGTATTGGGTGATCCACAACCTAAGACATACGTACCTTTTCGTAATATGATTATGCTATCATTGACTATGGCAGCTGCCGAAGCGTCTGGAGCATCACATGTATTTACTGGGCTGCAGGTTCATGACGAATATGGTTATTGGGATACCTCACAGACATTCGTTGATGGGATGAATGCAATTGCTGCTATGAATCGAACTCATAAAGTTGAAATTCAAGCGCCGTTCTCATTATTATCCAAGACACAGGAATTGGAAATCCTAAAGGAATTGTCGGGTGACGAACCGCATGTACTGGATCATTGGTTGAAATCAACTTTAACATGCTACGATCCAAATGAAAAGGGTGAATCGTGTGGTGTGTGTCCGTCTTGCGCTGAACGAGTGAATGCATTCATGAAAATCCGCCATGTTGACCCAGTTCCATATTCTATTGTTATTCCTTGGAAAAAATAGGTTGACATATAGAAGATCCTGTGTTATAATATATTATATGAATTGGAAGGAGTTGTATTATGTGTTCTATCATAGGATCTTTTAATCTTCAACGGCTAAAGGAATTGTCTAAATTGAATGAGTATCGAGGTACTCATTCATGGTCATTCTCCAGAGTAACAAAACATGGAGATGTAATAACTAAACGGGGATTTGGTCCTCTACCAATTGATAAATTAACTTTGGAAGATACCGATACTGGTTCATATTATATTGCGCATCAGCAAGCGCCAACCACTTCTAATAAAACGGAGAGTTCCATCCATCCTGCAGTCGTTGGTCATATGAATCTATGGCATAATGGTATTATCAAGTCTCATGATATTAGGAGAATGCAGGATAGGCTCAATTCTAGCAGTACCTGGGATACAGAGTTAATGTTGAAATTAATTGATGATTCCGATGAAGTGACGGATGCCATAAGCACCTTTGATGGTACGTTTGCTTGCATACTTACTTATTATGGAGTTCCTTACGTATTTCGTAATGAGATAAGCCCGATGTTTATGAATGATGATTTGGATTTTTCCTCTACCAAATTTGAAGGGTCAAAGCAATTACCACCTAACCGAATATATCATATCGATATTAATAAACGGGTTCTAGAACCTACCGCGCAAACATTTACAACAAAAGAAAATCCTTTCTACTTTGGAGAATAATATGAATCATGAAAGACTTCATAAGGCAGTTGCGAAATTGAAACATATGGACATAAACAACACTCTACGATATGGTGAATTTGACGTATTAGTAGAGTTGATTGAGTATGTAACATCAACATATAATGAGCATTATACAAACGCCAATAACGCGATCCAAGGCTTGGATGTATGGGCCGCGCGCGGAACGTTATGTGATACCTCCATCGATAATGCTATTAAATATCAGATGCGATATGGTAAGAAGGGTGGGTATAATCGTAAAGATATTCTCAAGCCAATTCATTATTTGGTTTTAGCTTTGGCTGCACATGATAATATGTCAAGAACAGTACCAGTTAAGGCACCGCCTCTGGATTTTGACTCACGTGCAACAACCTCTGAACCCGTTGCAGCTTTTGAGACAACAAGGATCGACATACCTGATAATTTATACATTAACGGAGAAAAATAATGAGTATGAAAAATATAGGATCAATTAAAACTAAGTCATCATTGACAAATGTGATTGAGGGGGACACGCAACCAAACGCAGTAGATTTGCGTGTTGCTCAGATATTAAAAATATCAAATAAAATGTTTGAGATTGATGAAGAGAAGAAAGTGCATCGAGGCTCAACTGCAATGACATTAATACAATCCGATGATGGTGCCTATTGGTTACTACAACCTGGAATTTATGAAGTGGTTATGGCAAATGAAATCAAAGTATCTGATGGCGAGGCAGGATTTGTTATCACACGATCTACTTTGAATCGTAATGGTGTACACTTAACCACAGGCCTTTATGATTCGGGGTATTATGGTGTCATGGCTGCTGTAATGCATGTTACTACCGGTCCTATGAAGATTAAACCAGGAACTCGCATCGGCCAATATCTATGTTTTGAAGCTGAAACGCTACATTCATATGATGGTGATTACGGATTAAATTCAGTACACGATCAAAAATACACAACATAAACGTTGACTTTTCAGCGTTTGGGTGTTATAATTATTATATAATAAATTAATTGAGGTACATTTATGTCATTTACAATTTCGAAAGAAACACTTGCGGTTTTGAAGAACTTCGCTTCCATTAACCCAAATATTGTGATTCATCCGAACGCCAGATTACAGACGATTTCAGATGCGAAACATATTTACGCTTCGTATGAAATGCCCGAAGCATCTGAAATCCCATTAACTTTTGGGATCTATGATCTCAATATGTTTTTGGCTGTGCTATCAATGTTCAATGCACCGCTATTGGACATTCAAGATAAGAAGCGTGTGACCATTTCTGAATCGGATGGTTCGAGTCGAGTTAGATACTTCTTCGCTGATGAATCTATTCTAACATCGCCTGAAGGAACTGATGGCGTGAAGATGCCTGATACTGATGTATCTGTCGCCTTTACTGCTGAAATGATGGGACGGATTCGTAAGGGATCATCTACGCTTGGCCTGAGTCATGTTGTTATTGAGGGACGTGAAGATGGCACTTTTATCAAGGTATGTGACTTGGCAGATGTGACTTCAAACTCATATGAAATCAATATCGACAAAGAAGTAGACTTCCCAGGCCTGGAAGTAGATAAGGAAAATTTTCAAGCTGTATTCACAATTGATAATCTGAAGATGTTACCCGGCGATTATAATCTTGCAATCTCTTCAAAAGGTATTGCTCGATTTGTTCGTGTGGACTCAGATACAGATGTTTTGATTGGTACTGAATACTTTGTTGGTCTTGAAACAGATTCAAAATTTCCGAAATAATTCGTGACTTTTGAATAAAATATAGTATAATATATAAGTAAATTAAATTAAACGTAATGGAGAAATAATCATGGTAGAAGATATTAAAATGAAAGAAGCCGTAGAAGCAGCTGAAGGCGATTTTGAAGATGTACTTGAAGAAGCACCTCAACTCTCACTTGAAGATTTGAATGTATGTTTTAATCTGATTGACTTGGGAACTGAGCGTGGTGCTTGGCGCGGTCCTGAACTCGCAACCATTGCGATTGTGCGCGGCAAGCTTGAAGTATTCTTGAATGCGGCACGGCCACCTGAATCAGTACCGGAAGATGCACCAGAGTAATAAAACGGGGTCGAAAGACCCCAACACCTTAATATAATGAAAGGAATATATAATGTCTAATGTAATCTTACCCTCATCTCCAGCCGATCGTAAATCTATCAAAGAAGCAGTCATGGAGATTGATGCAGCACTCACCAGAATCGAAGCAGAACGCGATCACATTAAAAATGTATTGGAATCTGTCGAAGAAAAATTCTCATTGCCGAAGTCATACGTTCGTAAAGTAGCCAACGCTTGGCATAAGCAAAACCTTGTTGAACAATCCCAAGCAATGGAAGATGTAGAAGCAGTATACGAAACCATCTTTGGTATGTGATCTGTCGGCCTCCGGGCCGATTTTCTTTCTTTAAATTATGGGATATAAATGATGCTGTGGACTGAAACGTACCGACCTTTAGTAATTGACGATGTAGTATTACCTGCCGCCTTAAAAGATCAATTTAAACAGGCTATTAATTCAAACAACATTCAAAATATGTTATTCACCGGAACTGGTGGTATTGGCAAAACTACTGTTGCCAAGATCATCTGCAAGGCCTTGAAAATGGATTATCTGTTTATCAACGGATCTGAAGAATCGGGTATTGATGTATTGAGAACGAAGATTAAACATTTTGCCTCTACCGTTTCATTGTCGGGTGGCATTAAAGTGGTCATCATTGATGAAGCAGATTATCTAAATGCTCAATCAACTCAACCAGCTTTGCGCGCTTTCATGGAAGAATTTCATAAGAATTGTCGATTCATTTTGACATGTAACTATAAGGATCGAATTATTCCTGAGTTGCATAGTCGTTGTGCTGTCTTCGATTTCAACATTACCAAGGCTGACCGACCTGCTTTGGCCACTCAAATCTTCAGACGAATTAAGTTTATTCTTGAAAATGAGAATGTAACTATTGAGGATGATAAGGTTGTTGCAGAATTAATTACACGATATATTCCTGATTGGAGACGTGTGATCAATGAACTACAGCGTTATTCGGCTTCAGGCATTATTGATAAGGGCATTCTTCATGACTTATCAGATGATTCGGTTTCTAAGCTAATCAAGTATCTAAAGGAAAAGAACTTCAAAGCAATGAGATCTTGGGTATCAGAGAATGCTGATATGGGCGCTGAAGCATTATATCGTAAAATCTTCGATAATATGTCATTATATGCTGTCCCAAATTCTACACCCACCATTGTTCTTATATTGGCTGAATATCAATATAAGGCAGCGTTTGTAGCGGATGTAGAATTAAATACAGTGGCATGCCTTACAGAGTTGATGTCGGGCGTGGAGTGGAAATAATGAATCCATTCGATTTTGTAAATGCGATCAATACAACCAAGAAAGATATTATGGTAACTCCAGCAGATGAGAAATCATATAACGCTTTCATGGTTAACCGGTCATTGTCATATTTTCAGGATACTGTTTTGTTGGCAAATACCATGAACATTCACCATCATATCGACAATAAAATGCAATTTGAATTCCTGCTAAATATAGTAAGTAAGAGAAAACGCTTCAGTAAATGGGGCAAAGTTTCCTTACCAAAGGACATTGAGGCAGTGAAAGAGTATTATGGATTTTCAAATGAGAAAGCCAGAATCGCTCTAAATGTGCTTAATGATGATCAACTAAGTGAATTGATAGATAAGGTGGGCAAAGGTGGAAAAACAAGAAAGTAAAATCGTGTCGTGGACTCCCATGCATATGGTTGAGATCACACTTAATGAGCCTGATGATTTTCTGAAGGTAAAGGAAACTTTGACAAGAATTGGAGTGTCTTCACGTAAAGAGAAGAAGATATTTCAGTCATGTCATATTCTGCATAAGCAGGGACGATACTTCATCGTTCATTTCAAAGAGCTGTTTATGTTGGACGGCAAGCCCTCAAATCTTACAGAAGATGATGTGGGTAGACGTAATACAATCACACAGTTGTTAAGTGATTGGGGTCTGATTGGCATTGTGAATGCTGAACAGGTAAAGGATAAATCGCCACTAAGACAGATCAAAGTGATCTCTTTTAAAGAGAAAAGTGAATGGATATTGTGTCCAAAATACAATATCGGCCAACATCATACAGGAGAGTAAATAATGTCAAGTCCAATCTATATAATCCGACTTAGTTCGGGTGAAGAGCTTATTGCAAATGTGAAGAAAGACGCGCCAAAAGATCAGGATCATATGTATCTTGAGAACGTAGGCGTAATGTTTATGAGTCCAGAAGGTAAATTGGTTGTGCAGAAGTTTATGGCATATTCAACTATCCATCGGAAGGGCGGATCTCTCCCAGTTAAGAATTCTGACGTGTTGTTTGTATTAGAGCCAATTGATGGTCTGGCACAATTACATGGTCAGGTATTTCCTGAAACTGTAAAAAGTTCGTTTGATCCAGCAGCCATATACGCAAAGGAAAGTAAAATTATCCTTGATATTTAAGCAATTCCGTGTTATAATATATTATACAAAATTGAGAAGGAATATGCATTATGGATTTTTATACTAACGTATCAAGACGCGGTAATAAGCTACTAGTACGTGGTGTTAAAAATGGTCATCGGTACACCGAAAAAGTGGCGTATCGACCGACCATGTTTCTTGAGAATAAGGCCAATACAAATTCTGTATCTGGCTGGTCTACAATTCATGGCAATCCAGTTGAACCAATTGAATTTGATGAAATGGGCGAAGTTAAAAAGTTCGTAGATTCTTATTCTATGGTCTCCGGAATTCAAGTCCATGGCCAAAATAATTTCGTCACACAATACATTTCCGATCGTTATGGAAATGAAGAATTGGAATTTGACGATACACAAATCAATGTTGCATATCTTGATATTGAGACTCCGTCTAATGATGGATTCCCAAGGCCCGAACTTGCTGAATGGCCTATCGTATCAATCATCCTACAGAATAACCAATCAGACAAGTATTATGGCTGGGGTACTGTGCCGTTTGATTCTTGGAAAGTGGATAAGGATTGGTTGGATGGTTCTGACGTAGAATATACTCAATACGATTCAGAAGCCAAATTACTCATGGCCTTTGTTCAATGGTGGTCGCATCCAGTTAATACTCCTGACGTGATTACTGGTTGGAACGTTAAGTTATTTGATATGACTTATATGATCAATCGTATTACCGGTGTTATTGGTGAGTCATTTACCAAGAAATTATCTCCGTTTGGTCACGTCAATCGCCGTGATGTTAGGACAACACATGCAGAGGAAATGGCATATGAGATTCAAGGTATTTCAATTATGGATTATCTTGATGTCTTTAAGAAGTTTGGCTATACATATGGTCCGCAAGAATCGTATAGACTTGATTTCATTGCTGAGGTAGTTCTTGGATCTAAGAAGGAAGAGTATGCAGAAGAACATGATAATCTGTATAACTTCATGCATAATGATCCTCAGAACTTTATCGTATATAACGTGAAAGACGTGTACTTGGTTCGGGAAATGGAGAAAGCCATTGGCCTGTTGAATTTGGCAATGACAGTAGCATATAAGGCTGGATCATCTTATGATGCAACTCTTGGTACTGTAGCTGTTTGGGATGCTTACATTTATCGTGTATTGGCAGAACAGAAGGTTGCGGTTCCAATGACCAGTTCACATGACCGTCCTGAATTGGGTGGTGGACATGTTAAAGAGCCGATTCCTGGGCGATATAAATGGGTGATGTCGTTTGACTTTGACTCACTATATCCTCACGAAATTATGCAGTTTAATATGAGTCCAGATACAATTATCAATGATCGCGTGCCGAATATAACACCGGATACAATCTTGGATGGGGCTATGAATCCAACTGAACATTCTATGTCAGCGGTAGGCCAATTATTCAGTAAATCGAAGATGGGATTCATTCCCGGCATTGTCGATGCCTTGTATAAAGAACGTAAGGTTGTTAAGCGAAGTATGTTGGATGCAGAACAAGTATTGGAAGGTGCGGATAAATCAAATACGCAAGAAATCTATAACATTAAGAAATCTATCTCTGTTTATGGTAACAAGCAGATGGCTATTAAAATTATGATGAACGCGTTGTATGGTGCGATGTCTAATGCATACTTCCGATATTTTGATATGAGGATTGCCGAATCTATTACTGCATCAGGTCGATTGGCGGTGAGATGGGTTGAGATGAAAGTAAATGCCCACTTGAATAAGATCCTCAAGACCGATAATGTTGATTATGTAATTGCAATTGATACTGACTCGGTTTACCTAAACATGGAACCATTGGTAAATGCGGTATTGCCTAAAGGCGAGACACAGCAGATTGTCCGGTTTCTTGATAAGGTCGGGCAGCAGGATATTGAGCCGCTTCTAGAAAGGATTATGCAAGAGCTTACTGATAATATGGGTGCATATGCTAATCGATTACATATGAGTAGAGAGGCGATTGCGGAGACTGGTATATGGACAGCCAAGAAGCGATATATTCTTTCTGTATGGAACAATGAAGGTGTTGCGTATGATACTCCTAAGATGAAGATCATGGGTATTGAAGCAGTTCGTTCATCAACTCCGGCGGTTTGTCGAGGCAAGCTGAAAGATGCCTTTAAAATCATGGTTTCTGGTGAAGAAAGTGATATGCATAAGTTTATTGCTGACTTCCGTAGCGAGTTCATGAAAATGGATCCTGTATTGATATCCAGTCCAAGAGGCGTGAATAATATGCCCAAATATAGTGACTCACGATCAATATACAAGAAAGGGACTCCTTTACAGGTTCGTGGGTCTTTGCTTTATAATCATCACGTTCGGCAGTTAAACCTTCATAAGGAATATGAAGAGATTCGATCCGGTGAAAAGATCAAGTATGTGTATTTGAAATTGCCAAATCCGATAAAGGAAGATGTGATATCATTCCCAAATAAATGGCCAGAAAAACTTGGCCTTGGACCATATGTCGATTACAATAAACAATTTGAAAAGGTCTTCTTATCTGGGTTGAATACCGTTCTCGATGCCATTGGTTGGTCAGAGAAGCCCGTGAATAATTTGATGGGGTTTATGAGATAAAGGTTGCCATTGTCTCATAAGTGTGTTATAATTATTATATTGAAATGAAATGGAAGTAAAATGAAATACACCCTCACGATATTCAAAAACATGTTCGACAACAAGACTCATCGTAAGATGAGTTTTGACTCGTTCGATGGACTTGAAAAGCTCCTTTATAGCTTGTCGAAGAAACCTTCCTTCAAGCCGGTAAAGGGCAAATCAATGACGGGTGCTGCATCACTTATTTCTCCCGCCTCTTATAAAGAAGGCATGACTCGTTGCAATGACGGTGTTGAAGTCTGGGGCGGATGGGCGGCAATGGATATTGATGAATTTATATTTGATGGTGATATAAAAGAGGTACTACATGAAAAATTCGGAAAATACAGATATGTTTGTTACTCTACGGCTTCTTCCAAACCTGAACAGCCTAAATTTCGAATGGTTTTCGATCTTGGTTGTGAGCTCCCTTCTGACGATATCAAGGCTTTTTGGTATGCTATGAATACAGAGTTTGATATGCTTGGCGATAGACAGACCAAGGATCTCTCACGCATGTATTACATTCCGGCAGATTATCCAGATGCTTATAATTTTATCTTCTCAAATGACGGCATCCAATTAGATCCTTATGATGTCATGAGAAAGCATCCTTATATTCAAAGGATTCGTGGTAATTCTTTCATGGATAATCTGCCGGACGATGTCAAGAAAACTATGCAAGAATATGCAGAGAAACAATTGACCAATACTGATATTGTCTGGAACTCTTATCAAGATTGCCCTTTTGTAAATAAGAAGATCCTCATGCAATACGTTGCGATTACAGATTCTGGTTGGTATTCGCGAATGTATGATATGATGGTGGCGATCTCAGGCAATGCATTGAGGATGAAGTATCCCATTACAGCGAATGAAGTGGCTGATCTGTGTCGAGATATTGATAATGACAATGGTCGTTGGTATGAGAAAAGACCACTGGATCGTGAAGCAGATAACGCAATTAAATACGCATATACGAGAGTTTAATTGAAGAAACCTGTTGCCATTGCTTAGGAAGTGTGTTATAATTATTATATTGAATATGAACACACACACAAGAGAGAGACTATATTATGTATATCATCGAACCTTCAGCAGAAGAACGTAAAGCTTATAACATAAGTGAACTTGACCTGTTCGTACAGGACAAATGGATATCTGATTGTGAAAAGAATGGTTGGGAATTTCAAGTGAACGAATTTGGCCAGTGCGCGAAGCTTGCGGATTCTTGGATAGTTTGGTGGCCTGTATCAGGTGGCAATCTCGTAAGACTAGAGGCAATGGTTCTTAGTAAGGGCGGCTGCAGACCCATACCAGCTGTCAATATCTCAAAAGTGATGTGTATGCTGTATAAGATGGAAGAATTGAAAGCATCTATAGCGGAGCTATCAGAATGAAAGTAGCTTATAATCATGACTAGAATAAATTTGGTTGATCCTTCTGAACTTTATGATCAGCATTTAGTTGCTGAATATAGAGAGATTTTCATGGTTGGGTCATCGCTCAGGCGATCGTTGGCATCACCTAATTGGAGTATGTCCAAGATCCCAACCAAATTTACGTTAAACAAAGGTCATGTATCGTTCTTCTATGATAAGGGATTATACCTTCATCTAAGATATAAATCTCTCATAGAAGAAATGAGACATCGCGATATGAAACCGGATCCGACCAGAACATTCAAGATTGAACAATGGCCATCTAATCTATACAACGATTGGGTGGCATCAGAGACAGATAAAAATATCGTTCGCGCTAGGATAGAAGAGCGTGTGGCATCAAAACCAAACTGGTATAGGCGTACCAAAGGACATAATTATGAGCAATAAATATACTGACCATTTACTACATTGTATTGTTGAAGAGTGCGCTGAAGTCCAAAAAGAAATTGCCAAGTATGGTCGTTTCGGCAACCAAGTAGCACCGGACAATACAACGGCACAAGAAAGACTGTTACCAGAGATATACGATCTGCTTGGAGTTATCCAGATGTGGTTGGAAGCCGAAGACCACCCTAACGTGCATAGCATAGAGGCTCAGCGCCATATGGATACAAAACGCAGAAAGGTTATGTTGTATATGTCAGAAGATTCGCGTCCATAGTTCAACTGGATAGAGCATCTCTCTTCTAAGGAGACAGTTGTAGGTTCGAATCCTACTGGAT